AGTGACTTAGTATCTGCAAAGTAATTCCACTGACCAAACACAAGTTCCATAAACTCTTTTTTATCTTGTTCTTCATACACCACTTTTTTCTTAAAGGTTCCGTCTTCTTGTTCTATTTCAGTTGGAACTCCGGTCCATTGGGGTTCTCCTTTGGTCAATTTTTTTGGACTATTTTTATATGCTAGTATTAAACACTCTTTCGGGTTATATATGTATGGTTGACTACAATTCATCCATGAACCCCAAGCCGTAGTCTTACTTCTATGTGGAGAATCTTCAACTAAATCCACAAGACCGAACCATTTGAATCCTATAGATTTCATTACGTTCCATATTTCAGAAACTATAAAAACTCGGCCACCTCGGTCTTTCAAATTAATCTCGAATGGGATATTTACACATATCCTACCATCATCTTTTAAAACTCTAAAAGCCTGTTCTAACCATTTCTTGGAAAATTCAAGGTATTCTTCCAAATTTGTATTATCATCGTAAACATCATAATTAATGTTAACTGAATATGGTGGGCTGGTTAAAACTAAATCTATTGAATTTTTAGGAAGTTTTGACATAACCTCCACGCAATCACCATTTATTATTTTTCCTGTTTCAATCATTTTAAAATATCATTTTTATTAATTCATATACTAATGTCCATACCATAATTAACCAAACTACTACTATAGTCAATGCGGCTACTCTAAATCTTGTTTCCATTTTTATAAAATATTAACTATTATTTGTGCCAACTTATAACCTGTAAATGCTCCGGCCGCTGCTGAACCAGGTAATACTATAAATTTACCTAAAATTGTGTCGTATTTTTTCCTATTTACAATATAAGATATTAGTATGTAATAAACAATATAGTTAATTAAAACCATAAAGTCCAGTTCTTTTGCAACAAATACAACAACAGAGTTACCTAAAAATCCCCAAGAAAAATTTATAAGAGTTTCTCGAAGTAATTCACTCGGTGTTGTAAGTGCATCTAAAACACTAATTTCTCTATAAAGACCTGTTTTTTTCTTCAATTGTTTTGATGTGGTGTTCAAGGTACCAGAGAGCTTTTCTGAGGTCCTCGAGTTCTTTATCTTTTCCTTTTTTTCCTGCACGTGATATATATTTTATTGTATTTCCTAAACTAAACCCTAAATTCCAAGCATCAATAACTTTTATTACTTCATATTCGTTATTTTTTCCTCCGTAATGTTCTGGATGATTTACTTGTTCCATTATTATTCCTCTTCTCTATATTCTTTTAATAATTCATCTGCAGGTCTTGTTCCGTATTTACCATCCAAACTTTTTATATCAACTTTTGAATTCATTTTCATTGTGATTTCCATAAGTTCTTCGGATGCGTTTAAAGATTTTAAAACCTGATTAACAACTCTGTAAGAATCAGCATTTGATGCTGGTCTTCTATCCTCTAAATAACCTTTCCAATTTTCTGCAGTAGTTTTGGGTATTCGTATGGAAGCACCTCTATCTCCAACACCATAAGAATATTTATTAATACTTTGTGTTTCGTGTTTACCCGTAAGTCTCATTTCATTACTTGAACCATATTCTTTGATGTGGTCTTCGTGTCTAGAACCAAAAGTATTAAAAATAGATTGAAAATATTCATAACCTCCTAATGTTCTCATTCTGTCACTTGAAAAGTTTGTGTGCATTCCTGAACCATTCCAATCACCATTAATTGGTTTTGGGTGTAATACTATTTCATAGTTAAAGTTTTCAGACAATCTGTACAAGAAATACCTACTCATCCATAAATCATCAGCTGCGTTCAAACTCCCTTTTGAAAAAATTTGGTATTCCCATTGTCCAAGAGCAACTTCTGCATTTATACCAGTAATTTCCATACCATATAACATACATAAACGCATATGTTCTTCTGCAAAACTACGACCAACAACATTGTGACCAACTCCGCAATAATATTTACCTTGTGGTTCTAATCTAGAACCTGTGTCGTGTCCTAATATTTCATTTGTTTTTTTGTTTTTAATGAAATATTCCTGTTCAAATCCAAACCAAACATCACTTTGGTCATCAATTTTGGACCTCATGTTTGATTCATGTGGTGTTCCGTCAGGATTCATTACTTCACATAAAACATAAATTCTACTATTTTCTAAAGGAAATGATTTTTGCGAGTAATATTTAACAGGTTTAAGAATTCTATCTGAGTTATCAGTATCTGCTTGCATTGTAGATGAACCATCAAAGCCCCATTCAGGAAATTTAAATTCTATTGAATTTAAATCCATTTCTTCCACTTTAACTTTGCTTCTAAGATTTGGTTCTGGCGTGTATCCATCTAACCAAACGTATTCTAATGTAACTTTCATTTTTGTTTTTTTTCTTTTAGACTTATATATAACTTTCTGATTTCACACCCTAATTCTGTATCGTTAGGATATTTTTCTATAAGATTTTTTATTTCTTTAACAAGTTCTTTTTTTTTCATAATAAATTATAATTTATTTATCACTTTTTGTCAAACTAGGTTTACTTAAGATTTTAGACTGTTGTATATAATTTAGTATTTTTCTTTTAGATATTGGAAGAAGGGTTTCGTTGTAGGGAAAATTGTTATCGTGATTAACTTTAAAAAATATTAAATTATCGTAAATTGATGGTTCTTGTAAATTTTTAATTAATGTTTTTTTACCTTCAAATAAATCTGAAGATAAGTTGTAATCATTAATTTCACATATTTTTTTAATTTGACATTTTAAATCTGACGTGTTTTTTTTAATTTCTTTTATATGAAACTCATATAAAAAGTTTTTACCGTTATTTTCAATAACAAATAATCCTTCTTTTTTATCAAAACTTTTTAAATTATTAATAACACTAAGAGAAACACTATCATTTACTAATTCCCATATTGCTTTTGCTTGGTCAAAAAAATCTTGCAACTTCTGAGATGAAAATTTACAAATTCTATATAGTTCTAATATATCTTCTTGAGTTAAAGGTGGAATTTCTTGGGCAACTAAATCTGAAATTAATATTTCTTCATCTTTTTCTTTTATTTTTTTTGTGAGGGTTAAAAACTGACCCTTTTGAATCATCAAATTAATGTTCGCCAAATGTAGAGATAATAGTTGAAAATTGGGGTATAATTTAAAGTTCTCTAAATCTTTATCAATTTTTTGTAGATAACTCAATAAAACATATTGTTTGTGTTCTAAATCAATAGGTTCTTGAAACGGCCAATTTGTTTCCATACTTAAAAATGTAAGAAAAAGTTTCTAACCTGTAAATAAATTAATTGTATCTAATGATAACAAAATCAAGTTCTTTTACAGTCACTTCGTCGTGGTCACCATCATAACTTCCAAATATATCACTCCAACTATCATGGTTCATTATATAATTAATAACAGCTCCTTGGTCGACATAATCCAAAATATCACTATTGCTAAGACCAGTATCTTTAAAATAAGATAAAAATTCATCTTCATTATCATCTACCCACATTTCAATAGCTTCTTCAATTTCATTTTCGTCAAAACCACCTTTTGGGTTTTCTTTAATATCTTCAATAAGTTCTTCTAAATCAGATACTTCTTCTTCTAAACTATCTATTGTTTCTTCATCCAAATCTTCGTTATCAATTCTGTACTGTAGTTTAGATATTTTTTCTTCATAAATTCTAAGATAATTTTCTTGTTCTTTTGTAAGTTTTTCTTCTAATCCATAATCTTCAGGACTATCTCTAATCGGGTCTTCTATATACCATCGTAACCAATCTCTAACTGCATCTGTGTCAAGGTGGTCTTCCCATACCCAATTTGCAAATGCATCATAACCTAATTCATCAATTCTAGATTCAATAGCTTCTCGAGCGTCTTGTTCAATTGTTCTCGAATCAAAAACTATGTATTCATTTTCCATACCTTCTTCTCCTAACCAAATAAATGATTGACCACCATAATGGTTATAATTGTTAGGATATATGTTATATTTGTCTTCCAAAACTATTTCGCCGTCT